ACCTTTCTGTACTCCACATACCGGGTTAAATCTTTGCGCCGCATTACTCTCACGTTCCCTGCTTTCCACTGCGTATAGGCTTTATTGACCCGCATCTGGACGTATTCGGTTAGTGGTTCGCATTGACGGATAAAAACATCCCGAAAATGTTCCTTGTGTATCCCCGCTAACTCGCAAAACAGGGGGATAGAGATGCCTCTGTCCTTGTCCTGGGCAAACTTTTTCATCTGCCGCAGCAGTTCTTTCTTGGTTAGGATAATCATGAGCCGTACATTCCTATACGTTTAAGGTAGTCACTAACGTTTCTGCCAACAGAAAGCTGTTCTGCGGTGTAGTCTTCCTGTGATTTGCTCACTTCACGGGTAATCTTAGCGGCTATCAGGCGGGGCTGGACTTGTTCTGCAAAGGCTACTACCGCTAGAGCAGAGGCTATTACCCGGTCATCCTTGGCTCTACCTGGCGCTCCAATGAATCCATCCTCACGCACTATGGTCTTCATCTCTTCTAGCAAGTCCATACTCATCACGTTCATCATGCCGCGCTCAAAAAAGTCTTTCATGTAAGCCAGCATCCGTTCTTTGGTAGAACTGGTTGTCAGAAAGCCTATGCTCATGCTTGGCCCACCAAGAGAGTCATTACGCCTCCAGAGGTAGTTGGACATGTTGCCAAGTACGTCCATCAGGTCAGAACCCATTTTGTTGCCCATACTAACAGCCATGCGCTTTAAAGTTCTGATTTCATTAATGACAGCTTGACCAGGGCCATTGATTTCCAAGTTCAGCGTAGAGTTTTTGTAGGCTCCTGCCAAGTGCGCTATCACCCACGCAAACTGATAGGTGTTCATCTCAGCAGTGGCAAACTCAGCTACTTGGTCTAGCCCATTGGCATAGACGCGATAAACCTGTATGCAGAATCTGTCTGCCCAATCACTGCTTCCATAAGCAGGGTCAGCACCAATAACGTAGTAGGCTGTGTCAACAGGCTCTTCCCATACCTTCAGCGTACCCAGACGCTCAGTAGATTTCAGAACCTCAGTGTCTTGGAAGGACTGACCAAAGACATAGCGGTAGCAGTCTGGCAATTGTTTCTTAGCAACCTTGGCAGACTCTGTGCAGCGGCTGTGCGAGAAGAAGGAAGTGCCGGTCATCACAAAGGCATAGTCTTCAGTAGGAGGAAACTCTTGGTACATCAGGGACTCATCCTTGATACCTTCACTTAGCTTCCAACGCCACCAGGCCATCTGCCTAGAGTTAATCTCTACACCGTATAGTTTCTTAATGTCCTTAGTCCATTCTTTCTCTTCTGGTGTAAGCCTACCATCCCAATATACTTTGTATATGTTGGTATCAGCATCTACGGAATAGTATTCGTTACGCCACCAGCCGCAGAAGATTGCTTTCTGGGTCTTGGCAGACTTGGCTACCTTGTACATGTCGTGGAACATGTTAAAGCCCTGCGCCGTGCTTTCAAACATGTACAGGCGCTCTGGATTCTTCTCTGCTAGAGAAGCTATCAGAGAGGCTAGTCCTTCCTCATTGCCCCAACTAGCAGTCTCAGTGCCGTGAAGGTAGGTGATGGCCTTGCCTTGCCCTAGCCTGCTTTTGTTGCCAGCTATTTGGTAGAAGATGCGACTCCTGTTTTTGAGTACCATCTGATTTCTGTTGTGCGCCACCAACGGTATCTTGAACTCTTTGGGTAGGCCATCCATGTACATAGCCAGAGTAGAGCGGAACATATCCCTGTTCTCTTCTGTGTCTGCCACCAACGTCCCTTGCCAACCTGGATGCGTGAACTGCCAGTAGAGGTCAAGGGCAAGGCTGACGGTTGTAATACCAAGTTGCCTTCCTTTGAGGATGACAAAGAAGTGGACATCATCTGCTAATCCTTTCTGTATTTCCTCCATGACGTACTTCTGCGTACCCAAGAGGTTGCCCATCTTCTTTAGGCCTTCCTCTTTAGTTTCAATCTTTAGTTCGCTACAGAACTTGTAGAAGTGTTGGAGGTCAAACTTCATGGAACAATCTTGCCGTGAAAGGGAAGGCGGCTGTCTATCATGTGTTCTGTACTGAATGTTCCTTTGATGATGTCATTGCAGCGATTGACAAACATCTGTACGTTCTTCTCATAGCGTCCTTGGTACAGGTGATATACACCTTCCTCAAAATGAGTGCCTATGCCGTACAGCCCGTAAGTATGCAGCCGCCACACGCCCTCTTCTGGTATGGCTGTCCAGTGAGTAGGGTACAAGGTCTTGTAACGTATGCCAGCCATCTCTGCTGCGTAGCTTACGTTCTCTGCTACGTCTGCTACAGGAGTCTCTGAGAAGGTAGGACGCTGCATAGCCTTCCAAGTCTTGCGCCAGATAAAGAAAAAAGCAGGAGCAGCAAAGATATGGGACTTAGGAGCAATGTGATTACTAGCTTGAGCAATCCCAACAAAGGATTTATTCTCTGCTGCCCAGGCAATAGCATCGTCCACTACTTTCCTGTTGGTAGGTACACAGTCAATGTCTAAGAAACCCACCACATCAGCAGCACTGTTAGCAAGGATGTTGTCCATCCAAGACCCATGCGGAGTCTGCTGGATAGAGTAGCCTACCTCTAACCCTAGATGGCGGCACACATCACTGTGGGACTTGAGCATATCAACATGTGTATTAGGCCATGCTAGGGTGTGTATCTCTACGTTCATACTTCTTCCTTTCCTGTTAATTCTTTATATTGAGGGTATGTCAACATTCTCAACTCTCCGTCTACTTGCATGATTACCTTGGTGTCATCAGGAATAGGCTCATTGTTCTGGCTGTAGTGAAAGGCAAAGCTGGTAGGGTAGTTCACAGTAGGAAGATTTGACCTAGCTATCTTTAGCCCGCTAGCCTTTACAGTTTCCCAGAACACCCGGTCATCAATGATGCACAGCCTCTTGTCTTTCAGTCCCCATGCCCGTAACAAGTGAAAAGCATCCCTGCGGATGAGGTAGCAGTTAGTGTCATTAAAGTGATTGCCATCTGACTCACTGTCCACACACATAAAACTACCGTTAATCCTGTACAGGTTTCTAGGACAGGTAACGATAGGGACATCCTGACCCTGCATGATTTCTACCATGTGCTGTATATGGTGCTTCTCTAGCCAGCAATCAGCATCTAGCAAAAGAATAGCGTCTGCTCCCTGTGCATCTGCTATAGAGCAGCCCACCAACCTGGGCGTATCCCCGTAGTCATTGCACCAAGGCAGTTCTACATGAAACATTAAATCTCTCAACTCATCTCTAGGATGTCCGTCAGCAATCATGTAATGCCGCACATCTGGATAAGTCTGGGCAAACACACTACTCCTGCAACGTATCAGCACATGCAGAGGTTCCTTGTAGTAAGGTGTTATCACTGCTACTTTCATTTGTTACCTCTACTGTTGCTTTTGGTTTTAATGTTCGCTGGTCATAGTCTAGAGACTCAGCCCATATTCGTATGAAGTTGCAATCAGGGTTAGCTTTACATTCTTCGCACTTAGGCTTTTGTGAACTGTTGTTGTCGCCATGATTGCGGTAGAAATACAAAGCCCTCTGTAGCCTGTAGACAGGCCACTTCTCAGCTATCTGCATAAACAAGTCCCCATCCTCACAAGTTGGGATGTAAGAGATTTTGTCGTTGTACCCTTGTATGTGTTTTAACACTTCTGCTCTTAACACCCCAAAATGCCGCCACCCATGCTGGTGCAACTTCTGTCTGTCAAAGGTAGGACTAGCAGAATAGCTTTCAACTTCGTTCTTCCTGTTTATCTGCACATGGTCAGTGTAAATAAACATGGCATCTGGATTTTTGTTAAACGTGTACAAGACCTCCTCCACCGCCCAACGCTCTAGCATGTCATCACTGTCAAGGTGACCCCAGAACTCTCCCTTGGCATACTTGGCTGTATGCTGCCTAGTCTTGTTGATGCCCAGGTTCTGACCGTTAGAGTACACCTGAATACGCTTGTCCTTCTTCTGCAAGACTTGCGCTAACTCCAGAGTCCCATCTGTAGAGCCATCGTCCACAATGATGAGTTCCCAATTCCTATAGGTCTGGGCCTGCACACTTTGTATCGCCCACTTGATATACGCCACCGTGTTGTACGCTGGCATAAGGATGGACATTAAAGGTTTGTTAGACATCTATAAGTAACTCTTGTGTTGCAACTTCCCGCATATATCCTTTTAGCCTGTCATCAGACTTCTTGCCGTAAACCTTCTCCAACTTCTTTAACTGCTTGGCAAGGAACTTGTTAGCCTCTACAGCACCATAGGTACGCTTGGCAGCAAAGTAGCTTGCCACCAACATCCTGGCCTCTGCCATCTCTAGTTGAACCCTATCCGACATTTCTTTCCCTTATCTAGCTGGTCTCGCTACGCAAGCCCTTACGCCTGTCTCCACACCCTTATGGTTTCACCCTCTGTCCTAGCTATAAACACCCTCCCTAGCCGCTTGCCAGCCCGGTAATTAGCGTTCAATACCTTGGCCCTAGCCGTAACCGGCACAACAAACGAATCACCTACCTCCATGTCCTCATAAGGGTAGGCGTACACAACCCTCGCAGCAGGAATTGCATAACCGCTCTCTCTCTTTATCTCTTGCATATCATCATCTCCATCTCTACCAATAACTAGATACTAGCATACTTTGCCAGAAACCTAAACTTTTTTGGGGGGGACGAGATGTGGAGGTCACACCACACAGGATATGAAACCCATCTCAAGAGGCCACAGGGAGCGGGTGCGGTAGGGGCTGGCTGGCTAATTGACCAGGCCCAAAAGATAGAACGGGGGAGCGATAGGGGAAAGCTATCACCTAGTGAGCGGTGATAGGCATCTAGTCCCAAGCCCCATGTAGAAAATGGAGACACTACCTACAATATAAACACATAGGTATTTTTATAGATTTACAATCTAGATTGTAACCTAGGTAACTACCTACTACTACTGGTGTCTGTAAGGGTAAACCCTAGTGACAATTCTATAAATTGACACCTATACAAACTCTCAGTAATAGCTATATAATTCACTCACTCACTAATCAAGTGAGCATATTTAAAGGATGTTCCACTATGACAAACGCTACCGTAAGCTGGTCTGCTCTACTCTCAGATGCAGTAAACCAGCCCGGCATTCTCAGCAGTGCCTATTCCACGTTTTACAACTATTCCATCGGGAATCAAATGATGGCCTACTCTCAGTTAGTAGGCAGGGGAGAGCAGTTATCCCCTATAGCTACCTATGCCAAGTGGAAGGCACTAGGCCGTCAAGTTAAGAAAGGCGCGAAGGCTATCCAATTGTGTATGCCTGTCACTATCAGCAAAAAAGATGATGCAGGGGAAAAGACAGGGGATGCCTTTCAGTTGTTCATTCTCAAAAATAACTGGTTCGCTATGTCTCAGACAGAGGGGGCCGATTACCAGCATGAGCAAGTAACAGCAGACTGGTCTAAGGCCCTGGCACTCTCAGCACTTGGCATCACTGAAGTAGCGTTTGCAATGATGGATGGTAACTGTCAGGGATATGCCACTGGTAAGAACATAGCGGTTAACCCTGTAGCTATCCTGCCGCATAAGACTCGATTCCATGAGTTAGCGCACATTGTCCTAGGCCATACTGTAGAGCACACAATGTCAGACAGTGAGCAAACACCTAAAAGCATCAAGGAAGTGGAAGCAGAGAGTGTGGCATATATCTGCTGTTCTATCCTGGGACTGGATGGCCTAGTGGAAAGCAGGGGTTACATTCAGAATTGGCTGCAAGGCAATGAAATCAGCGATAAGACAGCGCAAAAGATATTCGGTGCAGCAGAGAAAATACTGAAGGCAGGGAAGGCCAAGGCAGAGCAAGCAGAGTGACACCTACTAGGCTAGTGACAGTGGCCTAGTGGATTGTCA